GCGGTCGCGCCCCCCTCAGTTGTGACGTGCACAATGCGGGGTGTCCCCGCATTGCGCAGCGCCAGGATTTTGGTGGCGGTTTCGTGCGTTGCGTGCACGACTTCAATGTAGCGTGGCATGGTGTGGTGTCCCTGTCAGATGTCGCTAAAGGACTGCGCCGCGGCGCGTCCCTGCGGTGTGGGGTTGGTCAAGGTAGGATCGGCCGCGGCGGGACCAGTGGGGTTGAGTGCACGTGCTACGCTGGCGTTGTCATAGGACAGTAAGCATTGCTCCCGTAACGTCTCAACATCCTGATCCGCCGCGCAATTTAGAATTGCGCACTTGAACGCGTATTCAGCGTCATGCCCATCGGTGAGTAATTCGGCCCATGCCAGTAGGCGACGAAGCCCGATGCCATGGGATAGCGTTTGGTCGTTCGCTGCCGCACGCGTGACGGTTGCGGCTGAAACCAATAGTTGGGCAAGTTCAGTCGTGCACCCGGTGATGGCGCAAATCACTTCCACCTCTTGCGCTGCAGGCAAATAGTCAATGTGCACGCGCACGCTGTAGCGGTCCAAGAAAGCCTGATTGAGCCGGTTGGTGTCGGTATAGCCTTTCCTAGAACCGCCTCCCATGCCGTTGGTGTTATCGGTCATTAGGAAGATCACGCCTGAGGCAACCGGGATACGGCGCCCAGTCTCAGCAATGAATAGCTCCCGGTTGGCCAATACGTTTTGCATCACGAAAAGCGCACCCGGTCGCGCTACGCTTGGTTCGTCCAAACAAACCACGCAGCCCGGTGTTTGGATCGCACGCGTTAACTGTCCGTCTTGCCATGTCACGCCCCCGCTTGCGTCGGGCACTGTCATGCCGACTAGCGTGGACGCGTCGGTCCCGTTGTCGCAGCTAAGCAACGCGAACGGGCGTCCGGTGCGCGCGGCAACTTGCTTGGCAAATTCAGTCTTACCGGTGCCGGCGGGACCAAACATCATGACATTGCGGCCGCGCGCCAACTGGGACAGCACAACCGCGGTTGCAGGGTGCGGCCAAACATAGGTGGCGTTCGTCTTGGGCGTGTCGGGGTGCGATCCATCCCACATTGGCGTTACGCGCTGTCCCATGGGACCAGGGACATCAAACAACTTGCGCCATGTCCCGCTTGTCCCGGTGAGTTTCGCGGTGTGCAGTGGCTTGGCGCCCGGGGTGGTGTGCACCTCAACCGGCACCTCAACGCGCACCTCAACGGGTGGCTTGCGTGCTTCGGTGACCAGCGCCCGCAGCTTGTCGTCCAGCATGCTGAAACCACCGGTAACGATAAGCGACCGGATGCTTTGCACCTCGCGTTCGATGGCATCGGTAATCGTGGTGTCGCCAATGGCATCGATAGCATCGATGGCATCGGCCGTGTCGGTGTCGGTTGTCATGGTGTCTTGGTCCTGATCATCCGGGGTGCGGACAGGGAAAGGCGCTGGCGCGGTAACGCCTAGCGCGGCCAAGCATTCATTCAACGCGTCCAAGGTCAGATCATTGACGCGTCGGCCGTTTAGCACGCGGTCCCGATCGGGGTGCGTGCGAAGGGCGCGCCGCAATAGATTGCGCGCCTCATGTGAGGGGTAAGGCATGGTTTGTGGTGTCCCTTGTCTTGGTATGTGGTGTCGTGGTGTCGTGTCTTGGGCGAAGTAGCCCGGCACGTAATTAGGATAAGACAAGAGGCAGGACAAGTGAAACCGCAACAAACTGGCGAAGTTTCTAGGTGGGGAGGCTGGCGCGGCTCGCCGAATAGCATTGCCGCGCTCTTGCGGTGTCAGGTTCCGCGGGACCAGCAGCGCAAGTGTAAGCGGTGCCGCGGCATCGCCATGCGTGGGTCCGATTACTGCGGTTGGCACTCGGGGAGACGTGCTGAGACCGATGCCGCTGGACGCGCCGAAAGCCGGTTGCTCAAGCGTATGGAATACCTGGGACTGCTGCCGGTAGACTTGCTGGTCCTGCCAGTCTGGCGCGGTCTCACCGGCATCCCGCGGCGCGATCGGGCGCCGATGCGTCTGGCCCTGGTCCGTGCATGGGACAGGCGATACCAGGCGCCACTGCATTGGGCACAGGTTCAGCGCCAGGCGTTGCACCTGGCAGAGACAACGGCGCCAAGTCCGCGCCAGGTGGAGCGCACGCCATGGCTCGCAAACGTCTGAGACCACTGGTCCCACGGGACCAGGCTGGCTCTGTATCAGGCCGGAACAAGACGAAAGTTGGCGGTTATGCTGCCCGCGAAGCACTGGCTAACGTATTGAAAGATCAGCATTCTCCCGCTTCCGCTCGGGTGTTCGCGGCGCGGACCATTGCGGAGATGGACGGTCAGATAGGCCGGCATCAGGCGGCGCCTTCAAACCTCGCCGCTTCGCCGCTGTCCCAGCTCAGCAGGGATGAGCTGGTCTCTGAGTTGGGCAGGCTTCGGGCACTGATTGACCTAGGTCTGGTGCGCTAACCCATTGGTCCCATTGGCAAAGCCCTGCCCTGGCTGAGGGGAGGGCCACCGGTCCCGTGGTCCCGGGACCAGTCGCCTCCGGGCTTGCCGGCCCCCTCCAGGGGGTCCCGGCCGCCCGCGTTGAACCCATGATCCTTTGGGTGTCCAAACGCGCCCTCCCTCAACTTTCGTTACGCTCTCACATCACCCCGGAAAACTGAGCATTTGCGCTGTGTTGCGTGTCGTGTGTAGTGTGTCGTCCCGCGCCAAACGGGGGAGACAAATGTCGGCCGTCCTCAAGCTGCCGCGAACGGCCACGCCACTGGCGCTAACGCCGGTGCCAGCGCCCGCGCCGCCTGTGCGGCAGTATTCGTTCACCGACTGGCAGGTCAACAACCCCACTGCGCCACCTCCCGGCGACCGTATGGACGCCGAATATGATCGCGCCAACGCGTCGATCTCGCAGGTCATTGACTGGGTCGAAGTGAGCCTCGCTCAGCCGCCGGTGACTGGTGGTTCGAACGACGACAGTGATGCCGAATACTTTGCGGGGCTGGCCCAGGACTACGCCGATGTCACCCAGGCGTGGGCCGAACACATGCCGGACACCATCCCGCCTAATATTCTCGCTGTGATGAATATTACTGGCGATCACTGGTCCGCCCGGTGGTGGGCGCACCAGGCCGCAATCACGTTCGGTTCTCGTCAGGTGCTGCAAACACTGCTGTATCGCGCCACCGCGGACCAAACCAGCTTTCCGCTCACCATGCCGGACCTCGCTGGTCGCACCTACGATATTCGATCGACTGAGCTGCTTGAGGTCTACGTCAACGGTCTGCGGTTGCCGCAGGACGACCCGAACCCCGGCAACGGCGACTGGTCCCTTGATACCGCGGCGTCCACGGTCGTGTTCCTGACGCCGTTGCTCGCCGGTTCGATGGTGCAGATCGACGTGCTAGCGCCCGATATTGATACGCTTTCCGAGATTTTTCTGCGCGTCGCTGGCGGCACCATGTTTGGGCCGCTCAACATCACCGTAACCGGCAGTAATACCATTCTGCGTTCGGTGCAGGATCGCGCGGCTGATATCGCCAACATCAAGGACTTCGATGGCGGCGCCAACAACGATGACGCGCTGCGGTTTCGCAACGCCATTGCCAGCGGTAAAAACGTCATCTACGCCCCGCCTGGCACTTATACGTTCAAAACCCAGCAAATTCCGCCTGGACCGATGAACTGGCAGCCGGTTCCGGCCGTGCTGTTCAACGGCGCTAGCAATCTGACAGTGTTCGCCTACGGCGCCACTTTCATGATTGATCCGGCGATGACCTATCCGGTCGCAGCTTGGTCGAACGCCGGCAACGCGCATTGTGGTTTCACCGGCAACTGTCAGAACGTGGTGTGGAAAGGCGGCAGGTTCTACGGGAACACCACCAACGCCGGCACCGCCGTCAACACCGGCATGTGGTTCCAGAACTGCACTGGTATTCTGGTCGAGGACACTGAGTGGCTGGGTGACTATCACGCGGCACCGATCTTCGGTGGGGTGTGGTTGTTCGACTGCACGTTCCGCAATAACCGCAGCTACGGTAGCGGCAATGGGTTTGACTTTGCGTGGCACGAGAACCTGACGCTGCAAGGCAACCGCTTCGACGGCAGCCAGATTGCAGCAAGTGCCGCGTCCACCGGCTTCAAGCTGTTCACCGATCCGGCGACCTCTACGTTCAACACCGCGGGTCAGACGCTGGCGCAATCCACCTGGCTGCCGAGCGGCAACGTGCGCCAGCTACGCGGGGGAGTGAGCAACAACATCCGGCTGATCGACAATATCTTCGCCGGGTGGGACACCGCGATATACCTTGACGGCATCGATGGTGTCATTGTCAGCGACAACACCGTCCGCGACGGCAACACCGGAACACCTGCAACCAGCTATTCCGGTATCACCATCATCACCTCGTCGGACACCACGACGGCTGGCTTCGTCACCCGCAACATCTTCGTTCATAACAACGATATCTATGCCAACGGGGGCGCCGCCATCCAGATTGCTCCTGGCAGCAACGGCATCGGGCCGGTTGAGGTCGTGGGCAACCGTATCTACGACAACATCTGCACCCAGGCGGTCACCTTCCTGAGCACGACCAGTGTCGGCACGTTTCGGCTCACCGACAACGATTTTCTCAGCCGCACCGCCAGCAGTGCGCAGGCCAGCCCCTATAACCAGCCGACGCTGGACGCGATCGGCGCCATCTACCGGCGCAATCTCGGAGCGGCGCCTTACGACCAGGCGGGGACGTTCTCTGACATTACGATCGCAAACGGCCATTCGCTGCGCATGCCGGATACCACCAACGGTGTTCCACGTCTGACCGTGCAGGCCGACAATAACATGGTGTTGTTCGGCAGCGATGCCGGCGGCGCTGACCGGCCACTGCTTGCTGTCGAGACGCACTCCAGCACATCGGAGTTGACCTTCTTCACGCCGCTGACGACCAACTCGGGGCCGTTTATCGTCACGAACGGGCGTCTGCTCTCGTCCCTCGTCGGCAGCAACCCGACTGTCGCGGTTTCTGATGGCACGACCGCCGGCGGCATGTTCATCAGTGGCGCGGCGCTCAATATCGGTCCGACTGATCCGGTATCCGCCAATCCAACCGCCGTCTGGGCAACGCTGACCAGCAATCTGACTAAGTTCAACGGGCACATGATCACGACGTTGGGTGGTCAGTCGGCAAGTTATGCCCTCTCTGACGGAACCAACTATGCCGGCACGTTTATGAACGGCGCCGGTATCGCGTTCGGGCCGACCAGCAATGCCGGTGTGCCGTCAGCGATCTGGGCGTCACTCAATGGGACAAATGGTTTGGTTGCCTCTGTGCCGGTGCGACATAACAGCACGGTCGGTTTCAACAACACCGCGCCGATCGCCAAGCCTACGGTGACCGGCTCACAAGGCAGCAACACGGCGCTTGGCTCGCTGCTCAGCGCACTGACGGCCTACGGGCTTATTCAGGACGATACGACGATCACATGACCGAACAGCCCCCGAGCATTCCCGGTGTCTGGTTTTGCGAGCAATGCCGCGTGCTAATGCTGCAGACCGAGGCGGCGAAGAACGAATGCGTTCATCGGCCGGCGGAGCGTGAGTGCCCGCTTAGCGCAAGAGTTGGACTGAACCATGTCCTCACGTAGTTTCGATCTGGCACTGGCCGCCGGTAACGGCGTCACTGTGCTGCCTGATGTTACGGTTCCGCCAACTGTCAATCAGGTTCTGACGGTCACCAAGGTCGTCAACGGCAATGTCCAGACTGGCTTTGTCAGCCCGGCGCCAGGCGGCGGCACTGTCACGTCAGTCGGCACATCCGGCGCCGGCATTATTGGCGGTCCTATCACCACCAGCGGCACGCTCGCGGTGCAATGGAATGCGGGTAATGTCACCGCGCTCGACGCTGCGACGTTGCAACTGAGTGCCGGGATGCTGACGGTCAAAACGACGGCGATGGGCGCCGCGGGCGGCGATCTGACCGGCACCTACCCGAACCCGAGATTGGTCACCACGGGTGTGTCAGCCGGTTCGTATGGCGACGGATCGCACGTCCCACAGCTGACCCTCGATCTGAACGGCCGCGTGACAGCCGCCACCACGGTTACTATTGCGGGTGTGCCGCCGTCCGGCCCAGCAGGCGGCGGTCTGTCAGGGTCATACCCTAACCCGTCGCTGGTAGGTGTGCCGGTCGCCTCCAGCACGATGCCGACGATGGACGGTACCGCAGTGGTTGGCACCGGGACAACCTGGGCACGGGCCGATCACGCCCATCCATCCGACACGTCACGCGCGCCGCTGGCATCCCCAACCTTCACCGGGACTGTGACGGCGGCTGGCTCGCGACTGATCAGCCAGGGCGCGGGCGGCAATCCGAGTGTTGCGGCTTATGACACCAGCGACTCGGCAGGGCGGGGTTTTTGGGTCGATGGCGGTCAGAATATGGGGTTTGGCCCGGTCAACAGTGCGGGGGTGCCTACCGCGCAGCAGTTTGCAATTACCGCCGCCGGCGGCATTCAGGTGCAGACCGGTATTGGCGCATTCAATGCAACGCCTCCGACGACAAAGCCCACGGTGACCGGTGCCAAGGGTTCCAATGCCGCGCTCGCTTCACTGCTGACAGCCCTGGTCGCTTACGGGTTCATCACTGACAGCACTACCGCTTAGGAAATTGCACGTGGAAAGGCAGCCGATCGAACCCACCCGACCACTGTCCGCGACGCTCAGCGCACAGGAGTGGAACACCGTGCTGGCAGCACTGAATGAAGTGTCGATGCCGCATCGTCTCACGCGCCCCATCATCGATAACCTGGCGCGGCAGCTTCACCAGCAGAGTTTGCCGCCACGGTTCTCTACGGAGGATGTCGCGCGTGTCATCCCACAGAGGGACCAAACCGATGCAGGAGCAGCTGACCAACCCCCTGACGGAGGCCGGATATAATGTCTGACCAACCCCCCGAACCACCGATGGGCCGTGGTGTGATGCGGGTGCAGCGGCAGCGTGCTCGCGACTGGGCCGAGACCGTCGAACAGCCGCCAACCGAACCACCACCGCCGACCGCGCCACCGGTGAACATCGATGTTCCTTACGTGGCGCAAGAGGGTCAGCTTTTGCATTGCACGATGGGCAACTGGAGCAACACGCCGACTTCGTATGCCTATCAGTGGATACAAGACGACACGACAGAGATTGGCGATGGCACGGCATCCTATGTCGTCACCATCGACGATGTTGGTCACGTCATGACATGTGTAGTGACAGCAACCAACGCCCTTGGCTCGACGATCGCACCCCCCTCAAACCCCGTCACCGTCGCATAGGAGATCGCTCATGCCTTTCGTATCCGGCTTTTTGCGTATCAGGACCGGTGATCACCCGGACCACGAGCTGCCCGGCGGCGAGGTCCCCGATCAGGGGCTGCCCGGCGCACCCGTCTATCCCGACCAGGGTCTGCCGACGCCACCGCCAGGCGTGTGGCCACCGCTGACCCCGAGCCATCCGATCCAGCCGGCGCCGCCTGGCACACCGCCTGGCGTGATCTGGCCTCCGGTTGGTGCACCACCTCGCCCTGACCATGGTCTCCCGCCGACTGGTGGCGCACCGCCGCGGCCTGACCAGGGCCTCCCGCCGACTGGTGGCGCACCGCCGCGGCCTGACCAGGGCCTCCCGCCGCCCCCGGCGCACCCGGATCAGGGTCTGCCGTCGAAAACCTACTGGGTGGTGTGCGGTATCCCGGGCGTGGGCTGGCGCTATGTCGCGGTTGATCCAAGCCTGACCGTGTCGCCGCCGATCGCACCCACGCCGGCGCCCAAGCCTGTCTAAATGCGTCCTGACGTTGCCCGTTACGAACTGGTTGCTGACTGGCGCAGCCGTCCGCGCAAGCACGGCCATGAACGGAACGGGAAGCGCACTCGGATACGGAGCATTTGGGTCAACATGCGGACGCGTTGCTACAACGTGAATAATGTCGCGTATCCCCTTTACGGGGCGCGCGGCATCCGCGTGTGTGATCGCTGGCGGGACTTCGCCGTCTTTGTTGCTGATATGGGCGAACCGCCGCCGGGGATGAGTCTTGAGCGGAAGGACAATGACGGTGACTACTCCCCGGCGAATTGCCGATGGGCAACCGCAGTAGAACAGCGGCGCAATCAACGTAAACCGGTGCGAACGGTGATCTACAAAGGGCGGGTGCTTGCCTTGTCTGATGCGTTGAAAGAGGCAGACGTTCCGTATCATACACTCCAGAACCGGGTTCACCGCAGAGGCTTGTCTGTTCAAGCGGCGTTTGATTTGGAGACCGGTCATGTCTCCTGATGTTGCCCGGTATGAGACTGTTTTGAAACGGTTGATCGCGGTCACCGAGGCGCAAACCTCGATGCTCGCGTTCACCCGCCTGATGATGCCCAGCCCGCGCTGGCCAGATGACCCGGATCACTCGCGCTATGAGGTGCAGCGGTTCCACCAGGTCATCTGTGCCGCGCTGGAGGAACTGGCTGCCGGCCGGATGCGGCGGTTGATCATCAATCTGCCGCCGCGGCACGGCAAGACGCAGCTCGCCAGTAAGATGTTCATCGCCTGGTTCGCCGGTTTGCACCCCGAACTCAGCACGATCTTCGGCACCTACAACGAGAAATTCAGCCAGGACATCGGCCGCGCGGTGCGCAGCATCATGCTGTCCCCGGCTTATGCCCAGGTGTTTCCTGGGACCACGCTCAAGAGCGACAGCAAGGCCACCGATCGGCTGGAGACCAGCGAGGGCGGCATCCTGGCGTTCGTCGGCCGCGGCGGGACCACCACCGGCCGCGGCGGCGACCTCTTATGCATCGACGATCCGATCAAAGACCGCATGGAAGCCGACAGTCCGACCATCCGCGACACGCTGTGGACGTGGTTCACCCAGGTCATCGCGTCACGCCTGATGGACGAGACCGGCCGCATCATGCTGATCCAGACCCGCTGGCATCAGGATGATCTGATCGGCCGGCTCACTGACCCGCACAACTCCTACTATGACCCGGAGGAAGCGGCTGAGTGGCATATCATCGATCTGCCGGCGCTGGCGTTCGACGACGGGAAGGACCCACTCCACCGTCAGGTTGACGAACCGCTCTGGCCCGGGCGTTTTGGCCGCGACTATCTGCTGGCCCTACGCCGCCGGGACCACCGCGGCTTCTCGGCGCTCTACCAGGGGCGACCGTCGCCCGCCGGCGGAACCTTCTTCAGCGTCGACTGGCTGCACACCTACCGGCCGCAGGAGCTGCCCTCCAATCTGCGCTGCTATGCCGCTTCTGACCACGCGGTGGCGCTCAAACAGGGGTCCGACAAGACCTGCCTCATGGTCATCGGGGTCGACAGCAACGACACGATCTGGGTGCTGGCCGATTTGATCTGGCGGCAGATGACCGCAGAGCAGACGGTCGAAAGCATGCTGCGCATGATGAAGCTGCATAAGCCCTTGTTTTGGTGGGCCGAGCGCAGTCACATCAGCAAATCGATCGGCCCCTTCCTGCGCAAGCGCATGCTGGAGACGCACACTTTCTGCAGCCTGATCGAGATGCAGCCGATCGCCGACAAACAGACCCGGGCGCAGTCCATTCAGGGGCGCCTCAGCATGAACCGCGTCAGATTTCCCGAGCGCGCCCCCTGGTGGCCGGCGGCGCGGGACCAGATGTTGAAATTCCCCTATGACGCGCATGACGACTTCGTGGATACACTTGCCTATATCGGTCTTGGGCTGACCTTGCAGGTCCCGGCCGGCAGCAATCAAAGCCCGGAGGCGGACAAGCCGCCGGAGAACACCTTTGGCTGGCTGAAAATGCAGCGCGACCAGGCCGAACGCAGCGTCAAACTCGGTTACGCATCGGGAGGCTGGTGATGTGCTTTAGCGCCTACTGGCTGGCAGAGACCCTGGCGTGGCTGGTGGCCGTCTGCGGCCTCGTCGCGATCCTCATGCTGCTGCTGCCGGTCGTGCTGGGTTGGCTGGGCTGGGCCGGCACCCTCGCCATGCAGGTCATCCGCATCATCGTCGCGGTCATCGTCATCATTGCGCTGATCTGGTTGGTTTTTGACCTCTATGCGTGCGCCGTAAGTGGTCCGCTGCGGATGCATTGATGAGCGGCATGATGGGACCAGCGGGACCACCCCCGCAGATGGGACCACCGGGACCACTGGGGGCCTCTGCGTCGTCGAGCATCCAGCTCGACCCGACCCCGGCGACGGTCTCGCAGACCCCTGGGACGGGTCAGCAGACCATGGTCCCGCGCGATCAGCCGGACCCGGACGATCCGCGCCGCAAGCTGGTCAATCGCTGGCAGGACCGGGTGAAGCGCGCGAAAAGGCACTGGAAAACCCAGTTCCGCCGCATGCGCGAGAACATGGAATTCTGCGAGGGGCGCCAGTGGCCCGACACGGTCAAGACCGAAAAGCGCGATGACCGCTACGTGGCGAATATCTGCATCCGCCACGTGCTGCAGCGCACCGCGGAACTCTATCCCAACAACCCGAAGATGCAGGCCAAGACCAAGAAGCGCATGATTTCGCAGACCTGGGACGGCACCCAGATGCAACTGCAGCAGGCGCAGCAATCGGCTCTCATGGCGAGCCAGTCCGGCATGCCGCCCGACCCCAACAGCATGGCGATCCTGCAGGACGCCGCCATGGTCAAGCAATACGACGAGATGATGCAGCGCGTCGGCGAGACCCTGGAGCTGCTGTATGACTACAACATCGCCGAACAGACGCACGCGTTCAAGGCGCAGATGAAAATGTCTATACGCCGCGCCATCGTCACCGGCGTCGGTTACGTCAAGCTGGGTTTCCACCGCGCCATGCGGATGGCGCCGGAGATCGAAAACCGCATCGCCGATATGAGCGAGCGGCTGGCCAACATCGAACGCCTGGCGTCCGATCTGTCCGACAAGGAAATCCTGCCCGACAGCGCCGACGCCGAAGAACTCAAGATGGCCATCCGCAGCCTCACCGCCGAAGGCCAGCTGGTGGTGCGCGAGGGGCTGACTTTCGACTATCCCGACAGCACGGCGATCATCCCCGATCCGCGCTGCCGCTCGTTGCGCGGCTTCCTGGGCGCCGACTGGGTGGCACAGGAATACCTGCTGACGCCGGACGAGATCGAAGAAGTCTACATGGTCGACGTGGGGTCCGGGTATACGGCCTACAACGAGGACGGTGACGCGACCGGTTATGAGCCGACCGCGGAGCAACACTACTATTCCGGCTACGGCGGCGCCGCTGATGACGGCAACGGTCCCACGATGCCGCGCGCCTGCGTGTGGGAAATCTACAACCGTAAAGACGGCACGATTTACGTGCTGTGCGACGGCTACAAAGACTTCCTGCAGGAGCCGACCGTCCCCGATGCCGAGACCACCCGGTTCTGGCCCTGGTTCTCCATCGTGCTGAACGAGGGCTATGACGAAAAGAGCCTGTATCCGCAGTCCGACATCGACCTGATCCGCGACATGCAACTCGAACTCAACCGGTCCCGCCAGGGGCTGCGCGAGCACCGCCGCGCCAACCGGCCCAAGACCGCGGTCGCCGCCGGCCTGCTGGAGGCGGTGGACCTGGACAAGCTGCGCACCCACCCGGCGAACGCGCTGTTAGAACTCAACGCCCTGGCGCCTGGCCAGAAGATCGAGGACGTGCTGCAGATCATCAAGATGCCGCCGATCGACAGCGCCGTGTATGACACCGCGCCGGTATTCGAGGACATTCTGCGGGTTCTCGGATCGGACCAGGCGGACCAGGGGACCACCTCTGATGCCACGGCCACCGAAGTCTCGGTGGCGCAGTTCTCGCAGAACACCGACCTGTCCAGCACGGTCGACGACATCAACGACATGATGACCGAGCTGGCGCAGTCCGCGTCCCAGTTGCTGGTCCTCAACGTGTCGCAGGATGTCGCGGTCAAGGTGGTGGGACCAGGCGCGGTCTGGCCATCGCTGAACAAGCAGATGGTCGCCGACAATCTCTGGCTGGAAGTGGACATTGGCGCCAACGGACCACCCAACCGCCAGGAAGATGTCCAGGTGCTGACCCAGCTGGTCCCCCTGCTGCAGCGCATCCCGGGGATCAACCCGGAGTGGTTGGCGCGCCAATTGATCCGCCGCATGGGTGACGACATCGACCTGACCGAGGCGTTCGCCGAGGGCACCCCGAGCGTCGAAGCCCTCAACCAGATGATGAGCCGGCCCCCGGCCGCGCCGGGCGCCCCAGGCGCCCCGGGACCAGGCCAGGGACCAGGTCCCACCGGCGCCGGCAAAGGCCCCCCACGTCCGCCTGGGCCTGGCGCAGACCCCAATGCTCAGGGGCCGGTGGGGATGACCAACGCGATGACCGGCCCGGGCACCCAGGGGCCTCTTGGGCCGCACGTGCCGCCGCTGCAGGTCTACGGCGCCAACGGCAACCGGCCTGGCATGGGCGGCGCTCCAGCCCGGGTGCCAGGCCGCAGTCAGGGCATGCCCACGCCATGAGCTTGCGAAACGGAGATGAACTGTCCGAGAAAGGCAACGCCGGCAAGAATGCCCTTGCCGGCGTCAGAGGGAGACTGTGTGATGAAAGCACACAAGCTCCTGCCTCGGATAGTTGTGGT